TTATTACTTACCAAGACAACGCAGGTACTAACGCATTAAACACAGATATAGTTTTACAATTATCAGCAGACAATGGTTCTAATTTTACTACAGCTACAATGACTGCTATGCCAGACTTTGCATCTGGAATTAAGATGGCTAAAGTAAATGACTTAACTATTCCAAATGCTGGAACACAATTAAAATATAAAATATCTTTTGCTAATCAATCTTCTGGTTCTAAAGAAGCTAGAATAAGAGGTGTTTCACTTCAATACTAATAATTATTGATAACATTATGGAGAGTGCCTATGGTCAGATGGATTGCCTTTGCGACCACTATGCTAGGCACTTGGTTATTAACCAACACTAACATTAATTTATTTTCATTAGGTTGGGGTATCTCAGCAGTATCAACTTTAGCTTGGGCATATTTTGGTCTTAAAGACAAAGATTATCCAAGAGCATTGATGGAAGTGTGTTTCGTAATTCTATGTATTAGAGGAGTAATTAACTTTTATTAATGAATAAAAAAAGAAATATAAAACCTTGTCGTTGTGGCACAACTGGTAAATCACAAATGGACATGATTTTGTATGAAATAAGACAAAACCGAAAAGACATAACTGAATTAAAAGACTTTATGCAAAAATCTAAAGGCACAATAAGTGTGATAGTTTTTTTGAGTGGTCTTATAGGAATGATATTCGGTGCATGGAGTTATTTTAAATGACATTACCTGACTTAATAAGCAGAGTACAAACTTGGTCACTATATTATAGAACAGAAATTATATGGTGTACTATAGGATTTTTAGTAGGTGCTATAATTTTCTAATTTATGAGAGTAAATGACAATACACAGATTTCTCTCCCTATAAGAAATTTAGTAGCTATAATTGGTGCAGTAGCAGTAGGAGTTTGGGCATACTTTGGTGTAGTTGAAACTTTAAATAGTCATAATACTAAACTTATAATGATTGAAAAAGATTTAGAAAGTGTAGTTGAGTTTTCTATTAAATATCCAAGAGGTGAAATGGGTATGTCTGCAAATGACCAAGAACAAAATATCCTTATCGAGTTTCAGCAAGGCATTATAGAGAAGCTACAGTCAGATGTAGAAAAATTAAAAGATAAACAAAGAACCTTTACTAATGGCACTTCGCACTAATGAACAGACTAACAAGACAAATATTACAATACATAACAAATACACAAAAACAAACAAAACAAATGAGTTATGTAAAGCACCTAAAAAAAGAAGTTGAAATAGGTGCAGGTGGTACACAAAAATACATAATTAAAAAAGGTCTTAATAAAGGTACGATTGTGTAATGCCAAGACCAGTAAGAAAATTAATAGTACGACTTAGAATGTGGTACGCAGATATAAGAGGACATCATGGTATGAAGTGGGACTATGAACCTTCTAAACATTATATGAGAAAAAGAAAATAAATGATTGAAATTGTTTTTGCATTACTTATGACTTTAAATGGAGACATAGTAGAACACACTTACAAAGAAAAGTTATCACAATGTATGAAATCTAAAAGGATTGCTGAGAAAGAAGTAAATCCTAATAGAGTTAGATTTTCTTGTAAGCAGGTAGAAGCAGAAACAGAAATCTATATGGGTGCTAAGAAAATTTTAAGAATTGTCTCAGTAGTAAAATAATGGTAATGTCAAACAAGGACTGCAAAGATTTTGCAAGTTTTGTAGAAGTATTACAAAAGAATAACAAAAAAACTAAAAGAACTTATACACACCATAAAGAACATGGTGAAGATATGTCTTATGAAAATGAAATAAAAAGATTAAAAGACATAAATGAAGAACATAAAAAATTAAATGGAAAACTACAAAAGAAGATAACTAAATTAGAAGAAGAAAAGAAACTTTGGGAAATGATACCATGAGTAATAAATTACAAGAACTACATTCGCTACTAGCAGAACAACTACTAAATAAAATTAAAGACCCAGATGTTAAAGCTAGTGACTTAAATGTAGCTAGACAATTTTTAAAAGATAATGGTATTGATGCTGTTCCTGTAAATGACAACCCACTAGCTAAATTAGTAGATGAGTTGCCATTCGCAGAAAAGAAATTAGTTAAGAATAATTAAATTCTAAAGTTCTAACACCATCAACAGCTTCAGGAAATTGTTTTGTGTCTTTATAAGTAATATTAGTATTAGTATCTGAATAAAAAATGTTAAGATTATTTTTATTACATTGAGTTCTTATAAACTTTGTACCATCTTGACATTTATATTCTACTAATGAGCAAAAATTATAAACTCTACATGTATTTCTTTTACTAACTATTTTGTTATTTAGTTTTATTATATATTTCATCTACCTACCTTTGTTATATGCACTAGAGTAATATACTTGTGCAATTAAATCAATAGGTTAAAATACAAGGAAAAACAAGGGTTTTAGACGATTATGCACGAAAAATTAAAAGATTTTAGAAATTTTCTGTATCTCACTTGGAAGCATTTAAGACTACCTGCCCCAAGTACCATGCAATATTCAATAGCAGATTATATTGCCACTGGTGACAAGCGAACTATTATTAGTGCGTTTAGGGGAGTAGGAAAAAGTTGGATTACATCAACTTATGTATTGTGGAGATTATTATTAAATCCACAAATTAATATATTAGTAGTATCTGCTTCTAAGAACAGAGCAGATGATTTCAGTACATTTTGTTTAAGATTACTGTCTGAGATGCCAATATTACAACATCTCAAACCTAACGAAAGTCAAAGACAATCTAAAATTAGTTTTGATGTAGCACCTGCATTAGCAAGTCACCAACCTTCAGTTAAATCTTTAGGTATAACTTCACAGCTTACTGGAAGTAGAGCAGACTTAATTATTGCAGATGATATAGAAACTTCAGGAAATACTCAAACTCAGTTTATGAGAGATAAACTAGGAGAAGCTATTAAAGAGTTTGAAGCTATTGTGAAACCTGAAGGTTCAAGAATTATATTTTTAGGTACACCACAAACAGAACAAAGTATTTACAACAAACTTCAAGAAAGAGGTTATAAAGTCCGATACTGGACTTCAAGATACCCTTCTGAGAAGCAACTAAAATCTTATGGGTCTAATCTAGCACCTATAATAAACAATACATGGACACATGAACTGGTAGGGAAACCGACAGACCCATTAAGATTTGACGATAAAGACTTATTAGAAAGAGAAGCAAGTTATGGTCGTATTGGCTTTAACATGCAGTTTCAATTAGATACAACATTATCTGATTTAGATAGATACCCACTTAAATTATCTGATTTATGTGTAATGACATGTAATCCTGAAAATGCACCAGAGAAGGTCGTATGGGCAAGTAGTCCTGAATTAAAGTATAATGACTTACCTGCTGTTGGACTTCAGGGTGATGCTTATTTTAGACCAATGCAGACACAAGGAGACTGGATAGATTATTCTGGTTGTGTGATGTCTGTAGACCCATCAGGTAAAGGTAAAGATGAAACTGCTTATGCAGTGACTAAATTCTTAAATGGAAATATCTATTTAGTAGATGCCGGTGGATTTAACTCAGGTTATTCAGACCATGTATTAAATAAACTAGTAGGTATTGCAAAGAAACATAAAGTTAAAAAGATATTAATTGAAGAAAACTTTGGTCAAGGAATGTTTGAAGCATTACTTAAACCATTTATTACAAAAGAATATCCATGTACTACAGAATTAATAAGACAGACTACAAACAAGCATAGAAGGATATTAGACACCTTAGAGCCACTATTTAGCCAACACAGGATTATAGTGGATACAGAGGTCATTAAGAAGGACTATGAGGGTACTAATAGCTTATATCCACCTGAGACTGCTCTTAGGTATCAATTATTCTACCAAATAAGTAGATTACAGAAAGGTGCTAATACACTGGCACAAGATGACCGGATAGATGCCTTACAGATAGCATGTCATTATTGGATAGAGCAATTAGCTAAAGACCAAGATTTAGCTTATAAGACTAGGAAAGAAGAACTATTTCAGGAAGATTTAGATAAATTCTTTGGAAATACGAATAGTGGTAATTCTTGGATAAAAATGCCCTAAAAATAAGACATAGCTAGGTTTTTAATTAAGTGCCACTATTGATAAGTTTAACTAATAGATAACTATAGAGACTATCTGAGTATTCAAGTACATCATGTACAATGAGTGACTGATGTAAAAGATAGAGTGACTATAAGTGCAATAATATATACATGAACAATGATAAACTTCTATATCTCAAAGCATTATGCAAAGAAAAAGGTAGTGATGAGAAAGTAGTAAAAGAGATAAAAGAAGCTGTAGATTTCTTAAATAGAACTAATGGTTTCAATGAGTTCACATATAAACCAGAAGTTAAAGTAAAAGACCCAATAACAGACTTAATAGAGGGCAGGGAGTTCATCTTAAAGAATACAGAGGACTTTCTTTCTTATGCTATAGATTATTCTATGGTTGATAAAATAAATGATATTATAGGTTCGGAGAAATAATTTGGTATAAAAATGTGACAACCTCACGAATATATACCAGAAATTTTTTTCCCCCTGCCACCCTATAAATTTATGAGGGGGTACACCACTCTACCGGTACACATTGCAACGACTGTTGCACAAAAAGATGATAGTATTTATATTTTCTGGGACTTGTGACTAGTCTTCTCAACTAATGCAGTGAATTTTTGTGGATTATTCTACTTTAGAATGATTATAAACTAAATTTTTTTAATTCGCTTTATTCTTCTCATTATCTGTTTTGAAACTTTGTGATTAAATGTATGATTACGATACTCATTCTACAATTAGATGGAACAATACTAGAAGACAAACACGAAGTCTTACTTAAAAGAGAAACTAACTGGGAAGAAGAAGTAGTAGTGAGATGCAGTGAAGAAGCAGATAGAATTACAAGAAGTATATCAACTCACACATGGGAGAAACCACAAGGTTGGTATCTTAAT